GCAAAACCTAATCCTGAAATATTTGAAGTTATCAGGTCATGCAATACTTTTCCTCAACATTTGCATATGGCTGCTCTTCATGATAAAAATACATTCTCTTCTGCTGAGGTTTTAATTTTTACAACGAATAATCCTCAAGTTAAAATAGATTCTTTGACATTTCCTCGGGCTTTCGAAACTCGTATGTTTGATAATGCTTACGAAGTTAATATCAAGGATGATTTTGTTAAGATGAATGGTAAAGTCAGGCAACTGAATACTGATATTCTTGATCCTTGTGTTACCAATTTGGACATTTATGAATTTCAACGTATTCAGCCTAGTAGTTCACATGATGGTAATTTTATTCGTCACGGTGAACCTATAGATTATCATTATTTCTCCACTTTAATGGCGGATAAGTGGGAGCAGAAGAAGAATGCTGCTCGAGGCAAACTGGATTGGTTAGAGACTTGTGCTGCTCGACCCATGTTTACGCACATGAATAGTGATGTGGATGAGAGTTTCTATGATTCCTATTCATATGATTTTGAAAGTGAAATTAAATTTTATGAATCTGAAGGTAAGAGTTTAGAGGAATATGAGTTTGATTTAGTCATGGATAATCATAAGTGGGAACAATATCAGTTGTATAAGAAACCAATTAGTAAATGGACTGAATTTAAGTTACGTATGCAACTGACTTATGGTGATTTTGTCTCTAAATTAAATTCTATGAATGCTGAAATTGTTGATATTTTATCTTCATATCCTATTTTAAGTGCTTTGGGGACTATTGGTTTGGCTTTATCCTTTTTAGGTATCTATAAGATGTTTACTTCAGAATTGAGCCAAGATGATGATGATATGGTGATTGAAGCTTCTGGTGACAGTAAAACTAGTAAGTTACCTGTTATGAAAGTTGAATCATCAGGTGACTTTAAGACCGCAAAAATACAACATATGAGAGTGGAATCATCAGGTGATTTTAAAACCGCTAAGGTATCACGTTTATCAGTTGAATCAAGCGTACTTAAAACACAAGGGTGTAGTGATGAAGCAGCTTTTAATTTAATAACTACTGTATTGAGAAAGAATACTTATAAGTTATCTTACAAACGTGGTGGCGAAGTAGTAAATTTGGGCAATATCACGTTTTTGAAAGGATGGATAGCAATTATGCCATATCATTATTTGATTGGTTTTTTAGCTCGTGATTTTGACAATGATAGTATAATTTATTTGTCTCAACCTGGTTTACCCGAGATTATTCAATTCCCTTTGTCTCATATTATTACTTTGAGTAGTAACAGTTTTACACTTACTTCTAATGCGAAACAATTGACTTTTGATGATGGCAGAACTCAAGATGC